CGGCCACTGCTCCGGCACCCGCGGGTCCCGCCCCGCTTTCACTCTCCCCTCCTCCCTCTATGTCAGCGATGACGGCTCTGTGTCCGTCAACACCGCCCCCGGCACCCCCTCCAGTATCAGCTATCCCACCAGCATCAACGGCGGCACGGACATCACCGTGAGCTGGGGAGCGTCCACGGACGCTGAGGGCAACCTTGCGGGCTATGTCGTGGAGCGGAGCACCAACGGCGGCACCACCTGGGCCCAGGTCTACCAGGGCAGCGCCCGGAGCACCACCAACAACGTGGCCTTTGGCACCGCCTCCGTCATGTTCCGGGTCAAGGCCTATGACACAGAGGGCCTTAACTCCGGCTGGAAAACCGGCAGCAATGTCACGGTGGTCAACAACCGGGCCCCCTCCGCCCCCGGCTCCATCACGGTGCCCGCCGCCGTCCGGGGCGGGGCCACCCTGCCCATCTCCTGGACCCGTGCCACGGACAGCGATGACAACCTCAGCGGCTATGAGCTGGAGCGGAGCGTCAACGGCGGCGCATGGTCCCAGGTCTACAAGGGCTCCGCCCTGACCTTTACGGACACCATCACCGCCGGGTGGAATACGGTGGCCTACCGTGTCCGGGCCTATGACACGCTGAACGCCACCAGCGCCTATGTCACCAGCGACACCCGCACGGTGGACAATAACGCCTATCCCGTCATCACCAGTGACACGGCCTCCGGCACGGACCTGGGCACCAAAAATGAGGGCTTTGCCCTGACCTACAAGGTGACCGATGCGGACGGGGACACCGTGACGGTCAAGGAGTATCTGGACAACGTGCTCCAGCGGTCCTATACGGCCACCCTGGGCCAGTCCAACACGTTCCAGGCCGTCACCGCCGCCAACTATCAGAAAATCCTCAACGGGGCCCACACCCTCAAGGTGGTGGCCAATGACGGCAAGGCGGACAGCGCCCCCTACACTGTGACCTTTACCAAAAAGGTCATCAGCGCCAGCATCACCCTGGCGGAGCCCCTGGACGCCGATGACGCCATCACCGTCATGGTCCTCAACATCGTGGGCGCTCTGCCCGTTGACGCCGTGCTCCAGGTCCTGGTCACCAACAACGCCAAGGACGCCGCCCCCGTGTGGGAGGACGCCACGGCGGACATCAAGAGCGGAGCCAACCATGTCTTTGAGAACAAGACCGCCGCAAATGGCTTTGCGTTCAACTTCAAGCTGGACGTGAGCCGGGGGGGCAGTGACACCGGCGGCTATATTTCCAGCATCGGAGGTGCCTTTGAATGAGCGTTGAATACACCCAGAATAGCCTCAAGGCCATCAATGAGGCCAAGCTCTACGCCAAGCAGCGGGAGGACGCCGCCGCCATCGCCTTTGTGGTGCTGGCGGAAAACGGCCAGATTGACGCCGTGACCGCTGCCGAACAGTCCACCCTCTTTGCGGAGTGGGTGCCCGGCGTCAACTACGCCGTGGGCAACCTCCGCCGGTATGGCGGCACCCTTTACCGCTGTGTCCAGGAGCACACGTCCCAGGAGGGGTGGGAGCCGGACAAGGCCGCCTCCCTCTGGGCGGTGACCTCTGACCCGGCGGAGGAGTGGCCCGCCTGGAGCCAACCCCTGGGGGCCCATGACGCATACAGCGCCGGGGCTAAGGTGAACCACAAAGGCAAGCATTGGACCTCTACCGTGGACGGCAACGTCTGGGAGCCCGGCGTCTATGGCTGGGATGAGGTCACCGAATAAGGAGGGGGACATCATGGTCATTGAGCTTTCTGTCGGGGGCCTGGTCACGCTGCTGGGCCTCCCCACCGCCATTACTGCCTTTTGTTTTTGGCTGCTCCAGCAGCGCATCACAAAGCGGGACAAAGCCCAGGAGGAGCG